GCGTTGACCGTGGCCCACAGCGCGCCCAGTTTCGACTCGACGTCGGCGGCGAGGTTGAACAGGTCGCGGGGCACGTTGGGGGTGTCTTCGCCGGTAGGGAAGCGCAGCCCGTAGAGCGGGGTTTCGGCCATGTCTAGATCCATTCTCCGAGGCGGACTACAGCCAGGCGGCTGGAGTTGGGCAGGAACACGTTTCCGTCGGTGTACAGGTCCAGGGGCGAGCCGGAATCCTGCAGCACGGTCGCATAGATGTAGTCGCCGGGATCCATCATGGTGACCGCGGTGACCGATAGGGACGGCAGCATGTACGACCCGGAGATCGTCTGCTGCGTCTGCTGCGCCAGCACAAACGTCGCGTTCAGGTAGGCAGAGTGGTAGTGGATGGCGACGTGCCGACCGCCGGTGGTGTTGCCATCGAAGATGGCTTGGGCGGTGATCTGGTACATGCCGCGCTCTGCGGGATAGACGCGGTTGGTCGCGGGCGCGTACCAGTCATAGGGATCGCTGACAATGAAATCAAGATTCAGCGTGGCAAGGTTTCCGCTCGTGGTGGTCTGCGCTGTGGCAGCTCGAACGAGGCAGGCCGGGACGTCGGAGGGGACATCGGGGGCATCGAGGACATCCCACTCGGCAGACTTGGAGACTGTCGCCACCGCAATGTCGAGCCCGTAACAGGTGGAGCTTTCCTCCCAGGTGGTGCCGTCATAGAGGAAGCCCGAGCCGGCAATGTTTGACAGGCTGACCCAGCCGGAAGGATCGTAGAGCACGTCCGTGTCGTTGTAGGTCACGGTGGAGTCATCGTAGGTTTCTCCGCCCACTGTGGCCAGAGGTTTGGAGGCGGCCCCGCCGCTGATCGTGACCGCCAGGCTGAATGTCTCGCCGGCGAACACTTCGCGCCGAGTCAGGCGGAACTCTCGCCAGCCTGTCGCCGCTACGGTGAACTCCGGCGTGGCTGGCCGGCGCAGGCCGTGGTCGTCATCGACCCACCACACTCGGTAGGTGTGCCCGGTCACCTCGGGGATGTATACGCGCACCTTGGCGACCGCTGCCACGACATCGGCAGGCACCGTGTAATGATGCCCAAAGGTGAGGCTGGTCGCGGACTCGTGGGAGAGGACGTAGGCCGGGGCTGCGAGGCGCCACAGGGTGGTCCCAAATTCGACAGGCACGATGGGGCCGGTATCGGTGTCCTCGTTGGCGGCCATGAGCCAGCCGCCTGATCTGACCACGTCGTCGCGGCGGAACAGGCCCTTCGTCGTCGTGCCGCGCCAGCGCAGATCCTCGGTCGTCTCCAACTGGCGGGCGCCCAACACGGCGCCGAGGGACACCATCGCCCCGTAGGTGCACAGCACCATGACGGGGTCACCCGTAGAGGCGCGCACCCCGACGGAGTTAATGCGCGGCACCACCTCGACGTCGCCGTCGAACCCGTCGCCGAAGCGGACGTCCACGTACCCGTCGTCCCACTGTTTGGCGACCCATCCTTGCCGCAGTGTCAGCGGTTCGTTGGAGATCATCCCGCGGTCGCAATGCCTTGATTCAGCGGGAAAGGCTCCTCTTCCGCTGCGCCGATCAGTGGATCCGCCCACTGGCCCACACCGAGGTTAGGCCGGTAGTAGGAGCGGCAGTCGATCTCGGTCAGCCCGCCCGGCAGCGTCATGGAGACGCGCAGCACAACGTGTTCCTCCTCCAACTGTGTGCCGGGGAACCGCACCTTGATGATGTCGCCCGGGTCCAGATGGGGCAGCGCCAACGTGCGCAGGCTCAGGGTGCGCACCAGACCGTTGTGGCGCACGAGATAGTTGGCGGCATCCTTGTTGGCAGCTTTGAGCCCTGGCGCCTTCTGCTGGCGGGATAGGAACTTGACCGCCCGCCCCATCGGTCCGTCATAACGTGAGGGGCCGGTCTCTCGAGTGGCAACCGCGCGCGTGGTCTTATTGGCCGGCGGGGCGGAGGGCACCGTGCCCGGCACCGAGGGGGTCGCGGTGATGGTGTGGAAGTCTTGATAGGCCTGCTGGGCTTCGCGGATCCGCACATCCATCACGGGGGTGCCGGCGCCCTCGTAGGTTTCGCAGAAGTACTCGGTCGCCACGGTCAGGTCGCGGATGCCGCGGAACTGGGCATCGTTGTAGCTATTGATATTGGTGGACATCTCTTCGAGCATGAATGCCACCTGGATCGCCAATGACCAGGGATCACCACGACCTTGCGCCCATTGCACGAGCGTCTGCCACCGTTCGCTTTCGGTCCACTGGGCGATGCCCCGACCCGGACCGCGTGACTGCTGGGCGCCCGGGTCGCAGCCGCTCTCCTGCATCAGATTGCCGATGATGGCCGAGGCGTGTTCAGCAAGGTAGCCCTTGGCGAGCACGGCGCGATAGATGTACTCGCGGTTTGACTGGGCAGCCTGGGCGACTGCGAGCGGAACTGATGCAGCGGTGAGGGTGGCTGGCCAGTTAGGCCGGCCAAAGCCCCACAGTTGGCGCCCCGACGAGTCCGGGATCATCACTCCATTCTCGATATGCCTCTCGACTGCGGACACCTGCCCGCCCCAGTTGCCCTCGATGGTGGTGAACATGCCAGAGCCACCATTCCAGCGCGAGGCATCCGCGACGATCCCAACGTGACCGTTATCGCCGGGATCGAGGAAGTACAGATCTCCAGGCTGCGGCTGCCCTGTCGGCCCGATGACCCCCCAGGGCGCGTTGCCAAATTCGGTTGCGTTACCTGTGTAGGCGATGTCCGGGATGGTGCCGCCTTCACCGACGGTGAAGCCGGCCTCTCGGAAGATCGTATTGCAAAACAGGCCGCACCAGGCGCCATAGATACCATTCTCAGCCCAGAAGTGATCGCCCCCAGCGCCCAGGTATTTGTTTGCCTGCGCGACGACCCTGGCCCCGGCTTGCGACTGGGGTGCTGGGGTGCCGCCGGTGACGGGGGTAGGGGTTGTGGTGGTGGGGGTAGTGTCCTCCACGAGCGCCACCACTCGGTTGACAAGGCCCTTGCGCGTGATCGAGGCGGAGATCTCCACGAGCTCGCCGGTGCCGTCTCCCCCACCGATCAGCCAGGCGGGCGTGCCGGAGGTGCCGACGTCGGCCATCTGCCACGAGGACGGATCCGAGGAGGCCAGTTGAGGCAGGCAGGTCAGCTGGGCTGACCGGTTGAAGAATATGCGGGCCTGGCCGCGGGCGAGCCCCAGCCCGACGACTGCATCCCAGACGGTTGTGCCGGGCTGCCAGATCACGCCGGAGGTGATGGGTGAGGCTTCGGAGTCCACGAGGACGTCATCGCGCTGGCCCAGGACATTCATGGGGTCGTGCAGTTTCAGTTTCTGCCCGCCAGCCCAGTCGCAGAGAAACTCCACCCACTTCTTGGTCGTGTTGCCTACCTGCTTCCATTGGGCTGCGTGCGGCATCGGCATGGTCAGCTCGATCTGGGCGAGCTCCTCGGCGATGTCGCCGATCTCCATCACGACTTTCTGATCGGGATAGGACACCTGCGTGGTCATGATGAGCCCTGGCGGCAGGTTGACCGAGGCGGCAGCGCCCGATGGGGCGGTGACTGTCATGGTGATGTGGATGCGGTTGCCGTAGGGCGTCAGCGGCGAGCCCGAGGTGACGGGGATGAGGAGCGTCTCCACTCCATCGGGACCGTACCAGCGCGCCGGCACTGTGATCTGCGCGGAGAATGGCAGCGAGGAGGACCCGTCGAGGGTCCACGTCATGTCAGTGACGGGCAGCCCTGAATGCTGCACGACTCCGGTATGGCTGACCACCTTTGCCACAGCGGTGACCGTGTGGACTCCGGCGAGGGCCTCCGCGAGCGCGGTGCGGTAGGCATCCGACATGACCGCCATCAGAGTGACCCGTGGTAGGGCACAGGGGCGATTGCTTCATCCTCGGCGACCTCGGGCGATTCCATATCTCGAGGGTCTTTCAGCATCTGGGTGTAGTCCGAGACGGTGGAGGCCAGGGTGGCATAGGTGGCTTGCACCTCCACGACTTGGTCATACTTCCACGAGGAGGAGATCGCGCCGATCCAGTAGCGCTGCGGGGCCGGCATCTGCTGGAATTCGACATCCCACTGGCGCCATTCGGGGCGGGCCTTGAGCATCAGTTGCTCAGAGATCTGCAGCGGGGTGAAAAACAGATCGTAGTAGCCATCAAGCTTGTGGACATCCGATGACACTTGATCGGCACGCATATGGATCACTCGATTGGGCAGGAACATATCCATGAGCCGGTCACGCGTCTCAGCATCGCGGGTCACGATGGAGAACACGCCCTGCTTGAGTTCGCGCACGTCGGTCACGATGCGGGGAACCGCCGACCCGATCACGGACATCCGGGTGGAACGGACGGGCCACTCCTGTTTCAGATCGACCAGCGGAGCCTTGATGAATGTCGCATACGGGTTGTGCGGGTCGCGGAAGATGGGCTGGTCGTTGGCAGGGTTAAACGGATCTTGTGGAAATGGCACGGTCCAGGTCAGCTGGACGCGCTCCTCATCCTTGGCTGCCACCTTGTTGGCGGTGTGATCGTAAAGCCAGTAGTGCAGGTCAATGCCATAAGGCGCGGTGACGTCGATGAATGTCTGCGCGAATGAGGACAGGCCCAAGATCTGATTGGCCGAGGGCACCCACAGCCGCGGCACGATGGTGTCGGTGAAGCGGATGAGCGAGTAGCGATGCCCCACGGTCAGGCCGTAGGCGTACACCTCGATGTAGGCCTGCGTGCCGTTCACGGACGGATTGAGCGTGACTGCCATCAGACACCAGCCCCCAGGTAGGGATTCCATGTGGATGCGCGAGACTCGACTGGGAACCGTTTGGCAACCCTCGAGGTGACGTTGGCTGCGACCTGCTCGCCGTCAATCTGCACAACGATGGAGCCGCCACGGTCGCGCAGCGGCACCACGCCGGGCTCCTCGACGTACGCCTGCCCGAGTCCGCCGCCGGAAGGGATCGCTCCTACGCCGGAGATGGATGGGGCGGCAACGGTGCGCCTGCCCGTGGCGGTGGTGAATCCGCCGGAGCCCGTGGCGATGTTGCCGCCGAAGCCCCAGCCATTGGATGAGGACGGGTTGAGCGCGTTGAACATGATCTGCAGATCTGAGGCGACCTGCAGGATGACCCCTGATGCCGAATTGATCGCGACGATCTCGGTGGTGACGGTGGAGGGCACAGCCATGAGCGAGGCCACGAGGGAGTCCGTCTGCGCCTTATCGAGTCCCAACGCTGCGGCCTGGGCGCGGATCGTGTTGACGTGCGCATCACGGGCTGCTTTGACGTCAGTCTCCGAGCGGCCCGAGGACACCATCGCGCCCTGGTAGACCGCCATCGCGGTTGTCTCTTGCTGTAGGGCTTCCCTGCGCTCAGCGAGGGACTTATTACTGTCCTGCACGATCGTGTTGTATTTGGTCATGGCCGTGGAGAGTTTGTCGATGCCCTGCGGCGACCCGTTCGCATTGCTGCCGGAGCCGCCTCCCCCGCCATATGCCCCCGCCCCGGTCCAGGCCGAGCCGCCAGACTTCTCGCCTGGCTTGAGCAGCCGGTCCAGCAGGTAGCCGCCACCCAAGATGGCGGCAGGTACCGACAGAGCGGCAGGCATGCCGAGGAATGAGCCCATACCCAGGAGACTCTTGGCCCCGCCTCCGGCAGCGGCTGCCGCGGTAGCGGCCTTGCCGGGGGTTCCGGCCACTCCCCCGTTGACGTTGACGACCCCGGCCTGTACCGACATGCCGGTGACCTTCGCGAGCAGATTCGACGCCAGATCGAACCCTTTGAATGCGACCTGGATCGCGCCGGTTTTCTGCAGCACGGCGAGCATTGCCAGGGTGGATTGGACCTCGGGCGGCAGGGAGGTGAAGGCGGACCACAGGACCGAGGCGAACTGCCCGGCGCGCTGCAGCCCTGCGCCGATGGTAGTTAGCGTCTCTTTGATCTGCGGCCAGTTGGATTGGAACGAGGCAGCGATCTGCTCGACCTCGGTGCCGAATGACTTGGCGAAGGCCTCCACCTGCGGCATGTTTGCGGAGATGCCCTCGAGGGCGGTGGCGGCAGCGTTGCCCAGCGAGGTGAATGCCGGCGCGAGGGCGGTGGTCAGCCCTGGCAGCATGTCGGCAAAGGATGACTTGAGGCGGGTCATGGTGGGCATGAGGTTGCGCCCCATGGAGACCTTCATGCCTTCGATTGCCTCGGTGACTCGCCGGCTGGCCAGGTTGTATTTCTGCAGGCCCTGCACGTCGGCATCCGACATGATGACGCCGGCCTTTTTGGCCTGCGCTGAAAGCTCCGCCAGGCCTGCTGCGCCCTTGTTCAGGAAGGGGATCAGTTGGGTGCCGGCCTTCGCCCCGAACAGGGAGGCGGCCAGGGCGGTCTTTTCTATGCCGTTGGGCATGCGCTGGAAGAGGTTGGCCACCTCTGGCAGCAGCTGGTACATGTCTTTTGTCTTGCCTGTGGCATCGGTGGTGGCGATGCCGTAGGCGGCCAGCTCTTTGCCGCCAGCCTGCACCTTGCGCTCGAAGATGGTGAAGGCCTTGCCGGCTGCGGTGGTGTCCAGGCCGGTCATCTTCAGTTGGGCGCGCAGCCCGGAGGCCTGCTCCGCAGATCCGCCGAGGGTGCGCTGCAGCGCGAGCGACTGCCCGGCGACGTCGGTGAACGCCTTAACCGCATCGTTGGCAAACTTGGCCGCGCCGGCACCGGCGAGGCCAATGGCAATGGCGCCGGATGCGAGGCTGGTCAGGCTTGCATGGGTGCGGCGGGTGTGGGATTCCAGCCCGGACAGGGACGACTTAGCGCGCGCCACTCCACGCTCGAGCCCTGTGGCATCGGCGTCGATCTTCGCGGTTACCGTGGCATTGCGTGCTACAGCCATCTAGCTGCCCCACTTCGATAGGAACGTGGAAAAGACCTCAGTCCAGGCCTCGATGAGCTTGGGCGCGGCCTCTTTGAATCGGGGGATGAACCAGCGGCCATCTCCGCCTGCCCTCATCGGGGTCTGGCGCGCGGTGTGGCGCGTAACGCTGCCCCGGCGCGTCTGGTAGGTGACCACCTTATTTCGGTTGCCACCAAAGGCGCCCATGATCGCGGCCTGCCCCGCGGTGAGGCCGCCGGAGGCAACCTTGCGCGTGGTGCCCACTTTGATCGTGGGGGTGGCGCCAGACATTGCCCGGGTCGTGACCGAGGCCATGGTGATGTAGCGATTACCCGCTGCGGCTGCCTTGATCTCTTGGGCTGCCGGCTCGGTTACTGACTTTTTGGCGGTGCGTTTGAAGTCAGCGCGGCAGTCCTTGGGCGCGGCAGATAGGGCTGCTTTGAGCGGGGCCACGCCTTCCATGCGCACGGATGTCCGCACACCGCTACTAGCCACGCAGCAGCACCTCCTCTCCGGGTGTTTCCTGCGGGGCGGAGAGCAACTCCAGCGCCATGGCGATGGCGCTCATGCCTGCCTCTTCCCACAGTTGGGGGGCGATCCCGGTACGGATGGCGAGAGCGACGACAACCTCAGTCCAGCTGCCGTCGCCTACTCGTTTCCCGGTTCGTCTACTTCCACCTCGGGCGCGGCAACGTCAAGGGCGACCTTGTCGAATTCCTCCCAGCTGCCCTCAAATCTGCCGGTGCGCTGTGATGCTGCCCAGCCGATGAATGCAACGGTGGTCAGCGACAGGCGCGCGTCCTCGTCGGTGAGCCAGGACTTTCCGGTGTGCGCTTCCCATTTGCGCACGTCGCGGCCGTCAAAGTGCACAGTGAAGGGATCCTTGCCGTCGAGGGTTACCTCGAGGTTGCCTTCGATCATGTTCCGTCTCCTATTCGTGGGGTGTTACTGGATGACTGGGAGCGCCTTTGCAAGCCGCTTGATGAATTCATCGCTGCAATAGATCACGTTGACCGCGGGCCTCTGTTTGAGGACCACGTCGCCCTTGCTGACTGGCACGAGGTTGCCCCCGGCCTGCAGGAACCAGCGCCCTGCACCGTTGCCTCCGACGTAGACATTCATGGCATCCTCTTCAATCTCATAGGTGGGCACTTCGATGGGTGGCTCGATGGGGGCAGGTGGGGTGACTCCTCGAGGGCGGCCAAACCCCACGATGCGCCCATCGTTGTAACGGATCGTGTTGACCACGGAATTATTGATGTTGCCCTCTACCGTCTCGACGTATTCGGGCCAGCCGGAGGCATCCACGACCGCGCCGATGTGGTCGATAGCCCAGAAGTCTGGATCCTCACTGAGCCCCGAGCCCTGCCAGTCGAAATAGACTGCATCGCCGCGGCGCGGCACCGTGGTCCACTGGCCCCAGTCGTGGAAGAGGATGGCGCCGGTGTTGGTGAGCTCGGTGTGGGGCACGGTGCCGGTGGAGTCGTCTACCGTTCCACCGCCTGCCTCGATGCCGCTCTGGTAGTACATGCCGCACCAGGCTCCGCCGGGATAACCCCAGCGCTCACTCCAGGGCGTGTTACCGGAGTCGTCCTCGACGTAGCCAACATTTGAGAGCATCCATCCGATCATGGCCTCGACATCAAAGGACATCGGTGGAGCCCTTCACGGATGCCGGATCCACCAACGGCGGACCAAACCCTGTCGAGTCGAAGTTGTCTCCCGGGCCTGGCGGCTCGAGGTCGCCCTCCGGCGGCACATCGTTGGGCTGCAGTTCGTCCTTGACCAGCGAGGGGGTGCCCTTGTCGCCCAGGCCGATGGAGGCGACCGAGGTGATGATCGAGAGGCCGGCAGCGATGGCTGCGGCGATCAGCGCGGCCTGCCACTTGTCCCAGTCGGCGACGCCCACCACGATGCCCGAGGCGACCAAGGTCTGAGCGAAGGTCTTAAGCGCGCGCTCCGCGGTCGCCTTCCAAAAGCTACTGCTCCACATTGTTGTCCTCCTCGGACTTGGGATCTTTCATGCCGTGCCGCTCAGCCCATCTCGAGTGCCAGCCTTTGGGCAGGTACCAGTCCACGACGCGGACCACGACGATCGTCACCACGCCGATGAGGAGCCCCCACCGTTCAGCGCTCATAGCCCCGGCTCGACGCTTCGAGCAGATACGCGCCCCCGGAGGCCACCACCCAACAGGCCGAGAGCCACGCCGAGACGGCGAACACATCACTGGTAGATAGGAAGATGAAGCCGGCGCGGGCGCCGGACACTCCGGCGGAGGCCAGCAGACCCCAGCGCATCATCCGCTCGCCGCGCAGCCACCAGCCGCCCATGAGCAGGGCAAACGCAATGAAAGCCATGGCTCCGATGGCGATGGCGGGGCCGGTCCGGCCGTCCAGTGCTGCGCCGGCATCCTGCCCTCGAGCGAGCAGGGTCAGGGCAACGCACAGCGAGGCCAGTGAAACTGCCAGCGCGTAGGGGCGCACCTTGCGACCTAGGATTGTCCAGGGCAGATCGGTGGATGTCACAGGGCTGCCCCTTCCCAGGGTTGAGCCCTCACCCCCGCGCCGGAGACGGTGGACGCGGGGGTGAGGAGTTGCTTAGGCGTGGGCGCCGGTAGCCCAGGCGGACCCGGACCAGTTCGCCACGACAGTGCCGACGGTGAACTTCTGCCCGGTGCTCCAGGTAGCCGTGGACGCCGGGATGTAGCCCGCGCCGGTCAGTTGCCCGAAGGCCGTCACAGCCGCATCGGCGGGGAACACGTCACCGGGCAGCACGGCGAACTTGTCGCGCGGCGCGGTCTCCGGATCGGATGTGAAGGTGGGCTTGCCCACGATGGGGAACTTGATATTGAACTTGGCCAGGGCGTTGACGTCGCCACCAATGGAGGGCGGCACGACAGTCAGGGTGCCATCGGCCTGGATGCCGTTATCGGTCAGCGAGAAGAGGGCATGCTCACCATCATGATTGAGCAGGTACCAGCCCAGCGAGGTCTGGCCGGCGGACCAGTCGTGCAGGCCTTTCACCTCGAGCTCGTAACGCGTGACGCCGTTGACAGATCCGGTGCCGGAGGGGCACAGGGAGTCCCACTCCAATGTTGGGGTGGTGGCTGACAGGGTGTAGCCCTCCATCCAGCACTCCATAGCGGTGCCGCCGATGGTAAACGAGATGGACTTGAGGGCGTATGGCTTCGCCATTGCTTTCTCCTTATGTGGGGACGAACGAAACCCGCACCAGATAGGCGGGCAACTCGGTGGTGGCAGGTTCCGCGACCGACACCAGACCCGTTGGAATGTTCGCCAGCAGCGCCCTCACGGTCGCGTCTAGCAGGGTGTCCAACGCTGTGAGCGCCGCCGCATCGGTGGCGTGCGACGCGACGACCGTCACGATGACAGTCGCCTCCGTCGCCATGCCAGCCTCCCACGTAAACGTGGGCAGGCCGACAGCGACGAATGGTGGGGCAGCATCATCGGACGGGGCTGCCAGAACCGTTGCCCCCACCCCGGCCAGAGCGTGCTGCACTCGAGTCATCGCGGCGGTAATCATGAGGCCATCGCCCAACGTGCGCCGGCCACGGCGACGACAGTGACGCGTAGCTCCGCGACTCGGCCCAGGGCCATCAGGTCGGGGTCGGAGACCTCTGCGAGGTCGGCCTCGCGGACCTGGGCTGACAGGACGGTGCCGCCCATGGTGCCGTCAGCGCGCAAGGCTGCCACAAGGGCGTCCTTGAGCGCGTAGACCCGGTCTGTCACGGTCTGCTGCGCCTCTTCGCCGCCTCCTCGGTATGAGGAGAACGTCACGGTGATCTCATCGCGGCGCTGCTCGACCTGGCCGGCGTGCACCAGATCGGTGCGGGTGTCGCCGATGGCCACGATGTCATCCTCGAGGTCGGTGCCGGGGCGCCCAAACACCACCTGGACAGGGGCTGCATAGAGGGCTTGGCAGACGGCGAAGAGCCCATCCTTGGCGGCCATCAGATGATCCCGTCAGCCGGCTGCAGGAGCCCGATAACGAAATTCGGGATCGCATAATTCGCCACATAGACGGACTCTCCATCCGCGCCCATGCCGCCGAAGGACGGCCGCGGGGACTGCTGGCTGCGCTGCCACCAATGCCGGCACAGTTCCCGGGCTGCCATGAGCACATTGGCGGGGATCTGCGCCTCGCCCACCGTGTAGGTCACGGTGATGTTTTGCACCCCGGCAGGGAACCGTTCGAGGGCGGTGACAATGCCGGAGTAGGTGTTAGCGCGCCAGGAGGTGGCGGGGATCGTTTCGGGGGTGCCACTTTGTGGGGTGTTGCTGATGGACACCACCGACGCGATGGGCGCCTCGGGCAGAACCAGCGACGCGGATCCGCCATCGAATGTGTGTGTTCGTGTTTCTTGCAGGTAGGGCCGGTCCAACGTCTCAATAACGCAGGTTGCGGCGGCAAGATACAGCCGCAGTTCGGCGTCGTGGGTCGTGTTGGTTGCTGCAAGGTTTAACGCTTCGCGGAGGTCGTCCAGCGAGATGAGGAAACGCGGGTTCGCGGGGAACGCATCGAACACGTCGGCGTAGCTGGATGCGTTCGCCCCGGTCGCAACCCAGCGGACGGTGTGCCGCCCGGCGACGGTTGGGGTGTAGGCCGCCTGGTAGGTGCCGGTGGCAGTTTTCGACACGGCGGGGGTGGCGGTGGTGCCGTCGGGTAGCCCGATGGTGCAGACGACCGTGCCAGCGTCGGCGGCGGCCCCTGCCGAGGTGCGTACGGTGACGGTCAGGTTTGCCACGTCGCCTAGGTCGAACAGTGCCACGGGACGCCTCCTAGGTGATGGTGCCGGTCATGGCGGTTTTGATGCTGACGGTTCCGGTCATGACGCCGACCGCGTTGTCGCCGTCGTAGGTGAGAAGCCCCGAGTCGTACGTGACGATGGGGTCGTTATATGAGGTCGCCACGGGATGCCTCTTCCAACGCGATGCCCTTCACCGCGTCTGCGGCTTCCGCCTGAGTCGCACCAACGTCGGTCAAAATGTCGGTGTAGTCGGTGAGAACGTCGGGGGTTGCCGGGTCGGCCACCCTGTCCGCGATCACTTCCAACACGGCAGTTTTCAAATCTTCGGGTTGCTGTTCTGCTACAAGGTCGGGCACCTTGTCGGCGGGCAGCGTCCCGTCGGCAACAAGTTCCGCGACCTGTTCGGGTGTTGCGGGTACCCCAGTCGGAATATATGGGTCCGAGTCGATGATGAAATCAGCCATGATTCTCCTATGCGGGAATGGATCCGGACGCAGTACCGGGTAGCGAAGTCGGCCATGCTGACGTAACCTGCCACGTTCCGTGGACCCGATATGTCGTACCGGTAGCCAGCGAATAGAGGTTGACGTTGTAGCCGGATGAGATCGCAGCGGCAGAGGACGCGTAGAACGTGATCGCCCCATAACGCGACAGTGGCAGATCGAACCCAGCCGGGAGCACCACAAGGGTGTCGCCTGCGACCCACGATGCCGTGGTCGTGAAGTCGCAGTAGAACTCCACCATGCTGCCGACACGTCGGAGGTCAGCGTTATTGATCGTATAATGGCTACTGCCGCCGAGCGCGGAGGTCATGTTGCGTAGTCCAGTGTCGCCGTACGTCTGCTGGAAGCGCTGGTTCACATTGTCGTACGTGAAGATCCTGCGGCCCACGCTCTCGTCGGTATAAGTCCCGAGGTTGACTATCGGGGTGCCAGGAAGCGCCCACTGGCCACCCGCACCGACCCACACCCCTGCACAATCGACGTAGTGAACCTCCGAGGCCGAGGGGCCAGCGATGTCCAAGACCAGCCGAGCGCCCGCTGCAGTCGCTGGAGCAACTCCAGCAGTGTGAATGGTCGTCCATGTGGACGTGTTGGAGAGGGTGCTGGGTGAACTGGTCGCCGAGATGAACGCCCCGCCCGCTGTGTACCAGGAGATTGACACGGCGCAGATCCGACCCGTAGTCGCTGCCTTCGTCGCCAGAGTGCCCCCGTAGACGACTCCTGGGGTTACTGGGGCGTAGGCCCCGACACTAAGCGCACAGGAAGCGTCACCCGCGCCAGTACACGTCATCGCCAGTGATGCAGATCCATGCAAAGCAGTGGCGGTGGATCGGGCGACAGTGGAGTTCGCACCCTGAACCCAGCCTGTCGCGTCGGTCTCCAGAGAGGCCTGGTTGGCGGTGAGCAGATTGCCTACCGTTGCTGAGGCGACTGCCCCGCTGATCTTTGAAACGTCGATGGCGGCGGACGCGTTGATGTCCGCGTTCACAATCGTGCCGTCGAGGATGTTGGTGGATGTGACCGTGCCCGTGTCGGAGGTGCGATGCACCCCGCCGTCGAACACCCACTTAGACGACCCGTCCGACACGAACCGGCGCCACCCGTAGGCGGCACCAATCGTGGTCGAGGTGGCACCGTTCACCGTGTCCGAACCGGCCCGCGACACCACAATCGTGTTAGTCGTCGTCACCGACCCCGACAAGTCCGCCACCACAAGTTCCGTACCCGCCGGAACACCCGACGCGGCAGGCAACGTCACCGTGCGCGAAGCCGACATTGTGCCGATCTGCACCAGTTTCCGCGTAGACGTGGCCACAACCGCGTCAGCGTTGGAAAACGTCACAACGTTTTGGGCGACCTTCGACGGGTCGATAGCGGCGGAGGCGCTGATGTCGCCGTTCACGATGGTGCCGTCGAGGATCCTGGTAGACGTCACCCAGTCCGCTGCCTCGATCGCATCGAGGCGCGCCTTCACCGTCGCGGAGGCGCCCTGCGGGTTCAACCCGAGGGTGCCCTCGATCGCCTCGATGGCGTCGTTAGCGTTGGCGTGCTGCGCCGCGTGGCCCGTGGATAGGGCGTCACCGGAGGCCGGGTTAGAGAGCGCGTCAGCGCTGGATGGGTAACTAGATGCCATGAGAGGCAACCTCCGCTATCTGGGACTGGAACATCTCTTCGGTGAGTAGGCGCGACTTGTGGTGGCCGACCTTCACCCCGGTATAGACGTGCACGGGGATGCCGCAGCGAGCTGCGCGCATGCAGAAGGTGACATCCTCCCCGGCGGGTTTGCCGGCGAGCTCGGCCTCCTGGAACCATGGGAAGGTCGGGTTGGAGAAATCGGAATCTCGGATCGTCTCCAGGGCGGTGCGGTGGATCAGCAGGAATGCCGCACCAGTCGCGGCGCAGCGAACCAGCGCATCTTCCTCGTACTCGTTGACGCGCAGCGTGGTGATGGCGCCATCTTTGTCGGTCATGAACTGGTAGATGGTGGGGAACAATTCGTCCTCGACCGCGCCGAAGCACAGCCCGCCGACGATCGGGACGGTGTCCTTGTCGGCGACCTTCAGCAGTTCGTCGACGGCCCTCGGATCCCACGCCATGTCGGAGTCGATCCACAGCAGCCAGTCGGCTGTGTGATTCTCCAGGAACAATGCCGTGAGGTCGTTACGCGGCGCCGACACGTTCGCCGACGACCACTTCTGCAGCAGTCCCACGATGTGGCGCTCGGCCTGGTCGTGGAGCAGTGTCCCGATGAGGGAGTAGCAGAAGAATGCAGAAACCTGGCCGGGGTGGATGGATGCAATCACGACGGTGTCGTCGCGAGGTTCTTCGGTGCTCACAGCGTCTCCCGCGCCAGGGCTTTGGCTACGAGGTCGGGGTAATACTCGACGACCCATGCCGCTAAGTCCTCGGGTCGCTGTCCTGCGGGCTGTGGACGCGTCCACAGTTCCAGGTTCTCGGGTCGGTTGTCCGTGCGGACTCCGTTGATGTGGTGGACGTTCTCCCACTTCGCCAGAGGTCTGCCGAGCAATTGCTCCATAACCCAGTGGTGCTCGGGCCTGCGCCTGCGATCAACCTGCCGAACGACGTAGCCCTTGCCGGATACGCCGCCGAGTCCGCGCGGTGCGTTGATCAACTCGGCGTCACCGGGATGTCCCGTTCGGCGCATCCGTGCGTAATGCCGCTCACACAGCGAGTCACTGGGGCCCTTGGCCGGAATCTCGCAGCCATCCACGTCGCAGAATCGCCACGGCGTTGCCTGGAAGATCCGGCGGCGCACCCCCTGTTGGCACGCGCTGCATCGCCCGTGTGAACCCTTCGGCCCCACGATCCGTCCGCAGTTACTTGAGCAGGGAAGGTCTTGTTTCCTCACTATGGCGTCTCCTCCATGTAGTACCGATGTGGCGCTGCGTGCCAGTCCGTGAGGCGCTGGGAATGACGCCCCACGGACTGGTCCGCGTCAGGTCTTGAGGAAATACCTCAAGTCTTCAAAAATCGGAAAGCATTCAGATCAGTTACGTCGCTGCCTACTCTTTTGTGAGCGACTAGGCCCCGCTGCCCGAGAGGCAGACCGGAACCGTCGACCACGTTGGGGATGAACTCCACGGAGGTCCCAATACGGTCGAAGATGACGAACTGATCCCAGGCGCCGAGAATCGCCAGCACCGTCCCGGAGGTCGTCGCGGACGCCATGTCCGAGGCGGCCACCTTCGGCGAACCGAGCAGACGCTCGGAACTCTGCGAGCTGAAATCGCTCCAGAAGAGCGACCCGTAAGAGCCGGTGCTCATCTGCCGAATGGTGTTGAACGTCGCCTTATTGGCGACCCACGTGGCGGAATCCTCGTACCGTGACGGCACCGCGTTGACGACCGCGAACACGTCGGCGACAGAGGCCGAGGTGAACGAGCCGCGGGTGGTGGCGGTCACGGTTGAACCGGCGGTGGCGCTGATGGCAGTAACGATGCCCTTGGGCGCACCCGAACCGGAACCCGAGATGAACGCGGTTCCTTCGGCGAAATCGAACGACTCCGCGATCAGACCCGGCAACTGGGTTGCAAGGTTGGAATCCTCGAAAATCTCATAACTGGCCGTCACGTAGGCGGTGAGTGCCGCCGCGGTGATCGACGGCCCGGCAAACGTCGGAGTGCCGTCAGTGAAAGCGCTATTCTCCGCTTTCCAGTACGTCGTCACGTTGCCGACGCCGACGCCGTGCCAAACGTTCTGGGTTCCGGTGACCACTCGGGAGATCTGCCGCAGCGGGTTGCGCGTGGCAGTTCCGGTGTGGATCAGGGTGGGATCCAGAAGGGTCGGCAGGGCGTAGCCGCCGGTGGAGCCGGTGCCGATGGCGGCAGAGGCGCGCACAGCTGCGGCCTGCTCCGGGGTGTACATCGGCATGCCCTGCGAGCGCACGAACTCCTCGAAGGCGCTGCGATAGGCAGGCGATCCGTGCACCAGCGCGTAAGCGGCAGCGCCTGGGATCGTCTCGACCTTGCGCACAGCCTCGGCGACATGATCGTCGGAGATGCCGCGCACCTTGGTGTCGCTGAGCGCGGTCACGGCGCGGGCGATGATGTCCTCGGACCGGTCATCGGCGCGGATCTGTTCCACGTTTTCAAACGGATCCTTGCGGATGAGCACCTGCGGGCCGGCGTTGAATCCGGGCTCCACGTTGGCCGAATTGAGGGCGGCACGCTTGATCTCCTCGACCTTTTCGGATCGGGCGACGAGCGCATCGTGCGCGGTCTTTTTCTCGTCCCACAGGGCGAGCAGCGCCTCGGATCGGGCGACCTGCTCCTCAGTGGGAGTTTCTACGGCTTCCAGTTCGATCAGTTCAGCGCGGAGCGCTTCCAGCTCGACTGCCGAAGCCTCAATGCTGGGGTTCATTGGATGCCCCTTTCTCGCAGTTGCCTGCGGATTGAGTTTCGTCGGATGAGTAGCCGACCGTTAGAGTGCGCGGCGCGCGGGTCCACGTCGGATGGTGCATTTCTTCCCGGCGACGCCGGGGAGCAGTTGGGGCAGTCGCCTGCCGTGCAGCAGTCACAGGTGCAGTCGCACGATGCTGCGGGCGGGTCGGCAGGTTCGCCTCCGCCGTCGATGTTCACCTCGAGCTCGATGGTGGTGCCGCGCTCGCAGGTGCATCCCAGATTCCGCACGCCCACGATGGCGGCATCCTGATAGGCCGGGATGGGGGTGGGGCCGTATTCGGTCATGGCGATCTCGTCGCGGGTGACTGTGGTGAGGTCGCCGTCATCGGACATCCGCCAGCCGCCTGGGGGCGCTTTGGGGTTGGAGGAGACGAACCTGCCGGCGAAGGATTGCCCGGTGATCGCGCCGGAGCGGATTGCCTCGAGGGCTTCCTCGGCCAGTGCGTTTTTGTTGTAGCGCGTGGAGGTGAACACTCCGCGCTGATCGGCGCGCACCTCGATGGGGGTGCCGATCGGCATGGAGCCGCGCTCGGATGGGGTGCCGTGCAGCGTTAGTCCGTGATTGAAAAACACTCCGAAGCGGGTGCCCTGTAGCGCGATGGTGCGGTCGAACGCTGTGGGGGCGATGGTCTCGAGGTAGGTGCCCTCGCGGTCGGAGATGACGGTGGGCGAATTGAACACCGCGGCGTAGGCATCCACGGTTCGCCCATCACCACCGGATCTCACGGAAATGTCATCCAGGAGGTAGGTGCGCAGAAATCTGCTGCTCACGGGGTCGCCCCTTTCGGCGGAGGTGTTGTGCCTGGCGGTTGCAGCTGCACACTCAGCAGGCCGGTGTGCTGTAGCAGGGTCATGTCGCCCGCGGTCAATGCGGCGGTGATCGAGGTGGCCTCGTAGCCGGCCATCAGCAGCGTGGAGGCCGCGCCGGCGAGGACCTGCATGGTGTCGGCGCGGTCTTTCTCGCCCTCGCGCAACGCGCCGATATCGGTGGTGTCGTACCAGAGCCGGGCACCGGTGGGGACGTTCACAAGCTTGGTCAGCGCCGCGCAGGCCGAGCGCCAGTTGGGGCGCATCGTGACGTCGGCAAAGCGGCGCATCGCGATGGCGTAGTTCGCATAGGTCGCGGCGTCGAGCCCGGACTGGATGCCCACGACAATGGCCGGCACTCCGCCGGCGGCCACGATGCGGTTTTCGCCGGCGGCCTGTAGGGCGGTAAAGGTCATGGACTCGAACGTGTTGCCGATGACCTGGAAGTCAGCACCCTGGTCGAGCACCGCGGTTTTCCAGCCCTCCACACCTCCGTAGCGGGCATCCCACCTCGAGGAGATCTGCTCCACCGAGCCGGGGGCCAGCTTTTGCGCGTACTTGATGAGCGCGTTAGGTGTGGCCTGATTGGCGAAGAATTCGCGCTGGTAGGCGGTCATGGCGCGGTCGGCATTGATCTCGCGCACGACGGGGGTGAGCCAGGACATGCCGCGGAATTCCGAGAGCGGATCCGGGATGGGCGACCAGTGGGCGACCTCGTCCACGGGCAGGAATTCCACGAGGTCCACACCGCGACCCTGCGGATAGTGCAGGTAGCCGGCGATCTGCGAAGTGTCGGAGCCAGCCCAGCCCACCTGCTCGGTGCGGACGATGTCTACCCAATCGGGGCGCAGGCGGTATAGGCGCGCCTCGTTTGACGGCCGCCAGATGAAGGCATTGCCGGCCAGGGAGACGTCTTGCTCCATGCGTGCGAGGAGTTCGCCGGTGGTGCCGCCTGGCCAGGGCTCCTCGAGGATGGCTAGATCCGCATTGCCGAACAGGCGTTTGGTCGCGAGGTCGCGCCACTTGAACTCGGCCTCGGTAAACAGCGACAGGCGCGCGAGGATCGTGGAGAATACAACCCCGTTGGCTGCGTAGCCCTCCGAGGCGTAGGCCTCGAAGGTGGGCAGGATCCGTTCGATGGTGCCGGCTGCCTGGTAGGTGGTGCTCAGGGCGGTGCCCCACGAGGAGGTTGCCGAGGGCTCTGGCAGAGATCTGGTGGCGAACCTGTCGATGAGCCTCACTGGCTACCTCCGAAATCCCAGAACAGGGCGAACGCGCACAGGGCGAGCCCGGCGACAATGACGCCCAGCGGGGGAAAGATCCAGGCGATGCCAGTGACCACGGCGATAGCCCCGGCGAGTAGGAGGCACAACTGGAGCACGAGGCCTCCTAGACGAAATAGATCTCTGGGCTGATGGGTGCGCCTTCGCGGCTCATCCAGAGCCAATGCGCATAGGTGCTGGCCACGAGCGGGGAGATGTCCACGGTGGAGTCCTTGCGGGACCACTTCCACCCATCGCCCACAGCCCGACGTGATGCGCCACCGATGGCTGCGAGGAGCTCGGGCTCGCCGCGGTGGTGGAGCGTCTGCTCATTGATGGCTGCGATGAAGGCCCCGCAGGCGCGGATGGTGTCCTTGCCGTCGAGCAGTTTCAGCGGCAGCCCTTCGCGCTCCAGTTCCGGAAGCAGCGCACCGATGGGGCCGGCGGGATCCAGCCCGAATTCGGCGACCGGATGGCGCGCGGCCAGCTCTGCAAGGCGCTCGGGCAGCCAGCCGGCTCCTCGGCGACGCTCGACCACCTCGAGGACTCCACCGCCGCAGGCGACAATGGAGGACCAGGCCTGATTGGGGCCAACATCCACGGCGAGGCTCAGTTCGCCGGTGGGCGCGGCATCGGATTCCAGGGCTAGCCACTGGTCCACGTCGAAGTCTCCGGCCTCGGCAGGCTCATCCCACCAGCCCAGGAACTCCCGGGCGAACTCCTCAGGCGGCAGCGCCTGGCGGAAGGCCACGAGCGAGTCCTCGGTGATGCGCCGGCCAAAGGCAGGATTGGCGGCTATCCAGCGGTTACGGTCGTCCAGGGCGCAGCCGGGGGTGCGCAGCGCATGCTCGCAGCCCTCGAGGGTGCAGCTGCCGGGGTTGGGGTCGCCCCACTCGAAGTAGGCCAGCCGCTTGTCGGTGCCGGCACGGCCGCGGTCGCGGATGCCGCGCAGCACGTCACTGTCGACCATGCCGGCGGAAGATCCATAGAGCACCTGCGGATCTGGGCGTGCGGCCAGCGTTGGCAGCAGCGCGCCCATGTGGACAGGGCGCAGGGCGAAGGCTTCATCCAGCACGACCTTGTCGCCGGTCAGCCCACGGCCACCGCCTTTGGTCCTGGCTTTGAAAATCAATCGGCAGCCATTGAGCAGTTCCACGGCCTCGTCGCCGTTGCCCCGGTAGATGGCTTTGACCTCGCGATCAAGGTCCGGGGATGACTCGATGAGCTCGGTCATGTCGCGGAAGGCCTCTTGGGCGGTCCTGAATTCGTGGGCGGACCACACCACGAGGCGCTGCTCAGTGAGGAAGAGCCAACCCAAAGCGCACATTTTTGCCACGGCAGTCTTGAGGTTTTGCCGGGGCGCGATCACGCAGGACTCGAAAGCGACCGAGTCGCCGTGGCGGTCGAAGGCGAACACTTGATCCAGCACCATGCGCTGCTCGGGGTCCGGGTCGAAGCCGGCCAGCGCTGCGATCTCGGCGACCTCAGGCCCGCAGGTTTGGTGATACTCGAGCAGGGCTGACCAGGAGGGGCGGACGGCGGTCAGGCTAGGCATGTTTGGCTGCGCGGCGGGCGCGTAGCTCATCCATGGGTGAGGCAACGGCGTTGGCGCCCTTGGTGGCTGACTCGAGGGTGGACTCGAGCTGCTTGGCCAGGGCTGCCAGGGCGCTGCCGGGATCCAGGTTGGAGTCGATGCGGGTGGCTAGGGCGAGGGCGGTCTTGCCCAGGGTGGTGTCCTCGCGGCCTGCCTCGGTCAGCTGCGCCAGGGTGGCCTCGCGCACGCTATCGGTGGGGCGTGGCTTCAGGGCGACGAGGGCGGCAGCCTTGCCTCGAGGTGGGGAGCACTTCTCGCAGCGTTTGCGGGGGCGGCCTTGACCGTTGCGCTTCAGCGGTCCGCCGCAGATGGAGCACTTCACGCTCAGTCACCGCCTCACGGTCGCGCCTGAATGGCAGGAATCTTGGGTATGCATAGGCGTGCATGAATATGCATAGGCCATGCATGGAGTGGGCCGGTCGCGCATAGCCCGGGTGCGCAGAGAGGGAAATGCGCTTG